AAGACTGTGTGTTCATTTTGTGGAGAGCATAGCTAGGATCATTGGTGAGGATCTACCTATGGAAATGTTGACAAAGGGTGATCAGAAGATGATGAAAAGTGATTCTCACTACAACAGAGTGGCTGGAGTATCTCACGAAAAGCAATTGCATGGAGAACTAACAGTGATAGACTCTGATGATGCAAGCACATGGTGTCAAATGTTTGTGATGCCCACGTTCGGTTGCTTGATGACACAGCTGGTTGATGATGAGCTCCTGTTGCCAATAATAAGGATCATGAACTGCACCACAAATAAGAAAATAGAGCTACCCAGGAAGCTATTGGACGAGTTCATTTCTAGGCCGGACACTGAGAGCTTCAATGCAGAGATCACTGAGCTAAAGAAACAGTTCTCGACTGAATCTGGGAGACACGATGTGGTGAACTATCATGGCAGATACATGTACAATTTGTCAAACTTCATGCAAGGAATTTATCATTACACATCCTCATTAATGCATGGCTGCGCACTGTTCGTCTTGACCACCTTTAACGCAAAGTTGCTAATGGAGTTTAAAGCAGACGGCAGCATACCTCAGGAGTCTCATTTGGTGCAGACCACAAAGGTGTCATCAGACGATAGCTCGGTGCTGAGGACGCTGCTCTACCCAGGGGTAAAGAAGAAGTCGTTTTACATTTTCCTGGCAATAACATCTTATATGCAGAGGATGTGTTACCCACTATTTACTGCGAAGTTCTCTTTGGCCAAGAGTACAAGTGGGTCATTTTCGCAAGTTGAAGAATTCAACTCAATTTGGATGCTCGGGAACACGATAATCATGCCGATAGTGAAATTTGTGTACGCAGCGATGCAAACGAAGGTCGCTGTGAGAATGGAGGAGAGATTGAATATGCTGTCAGACAGTAGAAAGCAAGTCGTGGAGAACGGTGGGTCTCTGTTTCTAGCTTCTGTCATCCAGGAGCTTCAAGCTGATGTACATTATTCCAACTTAGGTTCGTATGTAAGCGAGTTGTTTCATCATTACAAGAGATTTTTGATAGAGAAACCTCACCCTCTTTTTGGTTTCTTCCTTTTCGAGCCAGAAGTGTTTTCCGGGGTTCTGGGATTCGATTATGCTTACTACAATCACATAAAAAGAAACGATGTGGCTTCTAGAATTGAGGCCACAATGTTGAAGTATGAGGATGTTGACATCAACGATCTTGGAAAACCTAGCATTAGGTTATCATTGTACTTTGGAGGAGGGGCAAAGTACGATGCATTCATCGAGAAGTTGAAAATACCTCTAAACTGGCAAGATCGAGCTCTGAGGA